TGACTCCAATATGGTTGTATATAATACGCATGATACCACATTGCACCTTCTGTCAAATCAAAATACTGACCGTCCAGTATTTCGTCTGCAAGTTTTAAACTCTCCGCCCAAGTTTTACTGTCTTTTGGTTTGTCTGATTTGCCATCACAAAACCAAGAGAACTGACACATTCCTAATTTAGGAATGGTCTTACCTGTCCAAGAGGTTCGCCATTCTTTTGTTTGATAAACTACTCCACAAATTGAATCGGGAAATTTATCATGTTCTACACGATTTAAAACTACGTTAGCAACTGCAATCTGTCCTGCAAGAGGTTGATTACCTGCTTCAAAATATATGTTTTGAGCAAGACAATGAGTGTCCATCTCTAGTTCTAAACCTTCCACTTTTGTAGCTCCTAAAAGAAGCGCACAAAATACTAAGATATTTATTAGTTTCATATACACTATTATACCTCAATGTTTGAGTAATTATAAGAGGGTTTTTTATTTAGTTGCCCTGAGAAACGTTTATACTGCAACCACCTACTGTATGGCAGGTATTTGTTATATTGTATGACTGATTAGTCGAACCTTGTTGTAATAGATTTAAATTAGTATGTTCTGAACCTTGTAGTGTTATTCTTGCTTGATGACTACCACTTCCTTTTTGTTCAATATCTGTGATTGAATCATGTGAATTTTGATAATAGTATATGTGTGCGTAATGACTTCCTGAACCTTCTTGCCAGTTTTCGTGTTCTACACCATTAACGTGAATGTCTAAATTGAATTCGTGAGTTCCATTTTGGTAAACGTCAACTTCGTTATTGTTACCCCATATGTGTCTACCGTATGTAGCACCGTCAATCTGTGTTACTGTTTCTGTGTTACCAGTACCGTCAACATCACCACCCCAAGTTCTTCCTGAACCCCAGTATGATACCCAAGAGATTGAGTTACCATTCCCTGATTGGGATAGAGTAAAAGTGTTGTTAGCATGTGCAAAAGTAAAATCGATATGGTTATCATATCCTATCTGCGTAATGTTAACATTTGCATTATCACCGTCAGCAACTTGGTCTATGTGCACATGATTATGTTCGTCACCAGCAAAGCACTGTCCTACAAAGAACAATAAAATTACTGCAATCCCTAAATGAGTTCCAGTTATTTTCATTCTTGATTGTGACGTGGGTCTTGTTGTTGTTTTATCCACTCTTCTATTCTTTTTTGTTGTTCTGCAATTGTTTCTGCTTGGTCTTTAATTTTCTTTTCTTGAAATCTAAGTCTTTGCTGTTGTTGTTTTTGGCTCATTAATTTTGTTGTGTAATAATAATATTGATTGCTTGGTCGCCACCCATATTAATTACACTCTCCTTTTCGTTAGTTACGGTCACTATTTGTGCCATTGCGTCTACTGGTAATTTAATACTTATGGTTCCGTTTACTTCACGATAGAACGTAACCAATCCACTTCCTGTATCAACTATTGTATTGTACTGCGTGTCTTTATCAAAACCTATAGCAGTACCTTCTATTCCAAATGTATTTCCACCACTGTCTGCAGTTCTGTTTATCCCTACTTTCCTATCTAACTCTTCTACAATATCAAGTAAGTCCTGTAAAAAGTCAACATCTAATAGGTCTATATCTAATTCAGTAAATTCTAATTCACCTTCTGAGTCTTTCAATGCGTCTGCATCAAGACCGTCAAACTCTAAAAAGTCTACGTCCAAGATACCACCGTCATTTGATTCTGTAGCAGACTCCTCTATCACCCTAGAAATATCTTTGGGTTGACTCACAATAAACATATTATTAATCAAACTTGATGTAATATTGTTTATTACTACAGGTGCAGTTGGGTATGAATTTAAAGTAGATACCATTGTGGCTTGATATGCTTCTTCTAATACTACGTCTGTACCCGATTCATTACTAACTGTAATCGAACCTGATGCGTCACCATTTGCGTCAGGCAAAAGTATAATAAGACTTCGCCCGAGTTCATCGATGGTTGTCGTAAAATCTGTGCCATTAATCGCTATGTTAGCAGTTGGCGTAGAAATCGCAATGTTCGATTTATTCATTTTACCTAGTTTACCTGAGGCAAAACGAGCTGTACCCATTACCATTCTCATCGACATTTTCGATAAGTCGGGATTAGGGTCATAATATACTTCGTCTATGTAGACCAGTGTATGTTCTGTTAATGCAAGTTCTTCTTCGTCTAAGAACTCAATTAGCATTCTCCCATTCCCAGTTTCCGCCTCGTCATAGAGGTTTATACTAGGAAAATCAGTAGAGGGTATTTTATTACCTTCTCTGATAATGTTTCCAATACCAGTTTGTTCGACTATGTCTCCTATCGTATCCGCATAAGAGGGATACGACAGAAGTATAGCACTAATCGTTAGTATCTTTTTGGTTAATTGTAACTGTAGCATTATCAGAACTCAACTGTAAGTCAATCTTGCCTGGGCATGTTTTATTTCCACATGTACCTGACTGTTGAATAATATCCATATTGATACTATCACCCGTATGAACCACTTTTAATTCATGGTCAGATGCGTCAAGTTGTTTTGTGTCAACGTTATTACTGTCACCAGTAATTTCCATTTCCCATTTAGCTTGGTCTGAATCTATGTCTATAAAGAAATCGTTTGAATCTCCTATTAGCGTTAAATCAAAATCCAAATAGTTAGCACTAGCGGCATAACCTTGGTCATAATCCCAAGTGTTACTGCTACCTGTAACTGCGACATTGATGTTTGAGTTATCAGAATCACCAGTATCGCCTATATTCCAATCAAAGATATTACTGTCACCAGTGAATACCATATTAATGGTAGAACTATCTAACACAACAGGCCCGAATAGTTGGTTGCTGTTACCGATTTGGTCAAGGTTGAACGTATTCGTTGTACCTGTCAAAATCATATCAGTAGCAACCTGACCGTTTACTATAGTTCCACCGAATTTATTTCCGTAACCAACTTGGTCAATCGTTAATGTTAACGTATCACCTGATTGTTGCAAAAATATTTCGTTGTCGTCATCAGCTAAAAGAGGCATTACAGACATTGCAAACAATAAACCTAAACATAATTTTAGTTTATTCATTTTCATATTCGTCTTTATTCTCCTCGATGGCATGTCTTTCATTACCGCCATCTATTTTATGAGGGTGTCTATGTCGGCCGTCAATTGTCCAGTATTTTCTATCGTGTCCTTGATAAATCATTTCTAGAACAGCAGCTTCTATAGCAGCCCTCGTTGCAAAAGTCACCGACTCATTCTCTGTCACACCGTCCTCAATTTCAATGAGTTGGGTATCCATATCTACAAATTTAAATACATCGAATCCTTGCGATACACTTAGTACAGTCTTCTTGGTCTGAACGTTCATAAGAACTTCACCAGTAAGTGTACTAACTGCTCTTAAAGAAACGACAATCGTATCTCTACGATAAGCAGTCGAGTGTCCAATCCCTAATGTTCTTGCACCTCGGCCACCAGTTTCCATATTGGTATCATACCCTATAATTCCACCTTCGAGTATGATGCCAGCAAATAAAAGAGGTTGAATAGTTTCTTTACTTTCACCCTCTTCTTGAAATTGTTCTCTTGTACTTCTGACTATTTGTCTTTCACGTACAAGATTATCTAATCCTTCTCTTTCAACTACACGGAACCAACTTCCACCCCCTGCAGTTTTGAGTGCGTCTATCAACATTGCAGTCACTCCTTGACTGACTGCTGTACTAAATGTTGCGACACCGTCTTGTCTTTTTCTTTGTCCTGTTAGGTCTTTAAACCCATAAACAGCAACCACTGGCATAACCTCAGCGGCTGGTAAATCTAATAATAATGCATATGCTGGAAGTTTGATTGCTTCAGGCTCTTCAATACATTCTCCGTACTCATTCATTATCAGAGATGTACAGGAATCTTTCATGTGCGGTATCCCTGCACAACTAGATAGCAAGAGTCCGAGCACTCCAACTAATAAAAGATTCTTCACTAAAAACCCCCAGTACCAATTGGAATTTCAATAGTTGTTGTAGTTCCGTCACTACCGACAATTGTCATTACAATCCAATCGTCACATAGTCCGTCATCAGTACATATGTTCTTCCTTTCGTAAGTAATTGTATTTCCTTCCAGTGTAAACGTTCCGTAGTTTGCACCTTCTTCGTTTGAGAACATGTTTTCAACTAACTGTTTTGATAGCTGAGCATAGATTCTCGATTCCAAATTCCTTATGAATTTGGCTAAAACTGTATTTTCTGCTTCTCTTTGCTGTTTCAAAAGAGCTGCCCTAATGTCCTCAGCAATCTTGTCTGTCCTAGACTTCTCCTGATTCTCAATTGTCAAGTAATGGGCAGAAGTTCCCACGCCACTAAAGCTGGGGTTTTTAAATTTATGTACCAGTTCGTCTGATTGTACTGTCGGAGAAATGACACATAGTGTTATCATTGCAAATGTTATACCAAAAATTTTACTTCTTTTCATTTGTTACCTCTTCGAGTGCCTGCTTTTCTTTTGCGTCCTGCAAAAGTTCTTGGCGCTCACGATATTCCAAAACAGTGTTCACCTTTTCTTGAAGACGAAGCATGTCTTGGTCTAGCATTCTTAGCTGGTCAGTCAATTTTATACTTGCTGTAAACATGCGTCCGAGTGCTGGTTTAACTTCAATGGTAATGAATTTCCAAACATACCATATGAAGTATCCCATACCCATAGACATTACAACTGGAAACCCAAACTCTGCGATTAATTGAGCAAGATTTTCCATGGTCTTAGTCTCGTCTGGCGTCTATACTTCCATCCTCAACAAAGTTTTCTGCTCTAGCAACACGGTCAATTGGTGGTGCTAGTTCTAATGCACTACTTACTAATAAATCTATTTTAATAATATCATTATTCATAACACGTGCTCGTGTTTCGAGCATGCTTATAATGTTTTCGGTGGACGAAATCTGACCCAGTACAGACTCAAAAATATATTTTAAGGTCAGATAGATAAAGAAAGCCATCACTACCGCAGTCCCGATAGGGATTCCGACTTCACTTAAAAATTGAAATATGTCCATACGACTATTTATAGATATGGACGGTTGGAAGTTGTATTTAGGGCAGAATAATTTCCACCCTTAATACTTATTTTTTTCTGATTTGTTTGATAATCTCAGACTTGGTTTTGGAAGGTGTAACAACAATGTTGTTGTTTTCCGCAAACTCAATAAGTTCTTTTTTAGTAAACTTCATAAGTTTGTTAGCAGAAGGCGCTTTAAAAGTTGGTTCTTCTGCAGGTGCTGGTGGTTTACCCACTGCACTATCAATCCAACCATACTTATCGTTTAAAACGAATAGTACAGGTACTGCGATAATCAAAAGTATCACCCACGTAGATAGTTCCATGATATTCTCCATTATTTAATTATATTTATTACACTAAATTCTCTTCTTTGCAAAGAGTATAAATTCCATAAGCTAAAGCGGGCCAAGCCAATAGTTTAACAATCGGTGCAGCTACGAGCACTAACACTGATATTGCTATAATCGTAGCACCGTCCCATGAGGTACGTTCTCCGATTCTTGATTTTACCCAACTCATTACTAAATCTAGTTTTGCTTTTAACATAGATTCTCCTTATTTTTGAGATTGAAGGTCTTCTACTTTAGACTCTAAAACCTCAATTCTTTTTTTGAGCAGTGGATACTTCTCAAACCACCTCTGCTCTTGTTTAATAATATCTAATCCAATTTTCTCTTCACACCACTTGTCTACTTTTAGTAGAGTCGGCATCATAAAGTTGAATGCTCCAGTTGTTGCTAACTTAAGCACGATATTCTTTAAAATCGTTAAAATAAATCCAAACATGTAATGTATCCTTGTAGGGATATTTATCTATTCGGGTGCTTTATTGTTACCGATATTGTATTTAGGTGTGAGAATCCATTCCTTTTTCTCTTTAAAAGGAATGATTTTAATCTGTGATAGAGGTGCGGTAGGTTCTTTGATACTGTCAGGATTCAATACTTTAAGTAGGCTCCATTGTTGTAGAAGGTTGATAATGGTATTCCTTCTACCAATATCATTCTCGTCTAGGTTACTAGGTTTACCGTCCAGTATGAATAGTTCTTTGAAGTGGGTTATGTAATACTTCCCACGTTTGTGTAGGATATGGCAAGACTGATATAACTCTTGTTCTTTACGTGACGCTACACCAATCCTAGTGAGAGTCTCACGTATCTTTAAAAAATCGTCTTTTTCGGGGAATGTAACTTCAATTAAGTCTTTGACTTCATTCTCATAACTTTCCATTATCCTTGCCACCTTTTGTCATTCTTTTTTTCAATTCACGAACCTGCTTATCAGTAAGAACTTCCAAATATTCCTTTGCTTTTAAGTTACTTACTTGATAGTAGTCCTTGATTGTATCTAACTTTTTACTAATATAGGGTTTAGACCAAGTTGAAAATCTTTGTCTTTTCCTTAGTATATTTAGATAAAAAAGGTATTGAAGGCGGTTATCTACACCATGACGTATGTTCATTTCATTTGCAAAATAAACTGCGTCTTGGTGATAGGATAATGCTTTATTAGTTATGAATGGTGCATACTGCTTCTCAGCAATATCGTCCACCATAATATCTTTTTTGGTATGGGATACAGATTTAACAAAATCAAACGGATTAGTTTTCTTCATGCAGTGTGACTTCTAAAAGAATCTACAAGGTCTTCACCTTTCAATTCTTCTCCAAATTTGTATACCTCTTTTCCATTTTGTTCTCTTATGGTTACGCCACTGTTATATGTAATATCAGTAACATAACCGTTATCGAGAAATTTTTCGGATTCTTCTGTTTCATAGAACATGGAATACAACCTATGTATTTGTAAGGTATGTACTCCTTTCGCCCACTCTTCTGCTTCGAGAAGTTCTCGTTGACGTTGTACTATTTCATCAAACTCACTCATGCAACGAAATCGTCTCCTTCGTTCCATTCACAACCAGTCAATCCACCAGCTTGAATTGCTTTCAAAGTTCTAAGAACTTCTTGAGCATTTCTACCAGTAGATAATCCATTGACTGATACGTGTTGAATGACTCTATCTTTATCAAAGATAAATGTTGCACGATTACAGACACCTTGTTCTTCATTGACAATGCCAAGTTCAGAAGATAATTTGAGTCCACAATCAGCCGCAAGTGTGTGTTTGATTTCTCTAATAACACCATTCGCTTGTTTCCAAGCAGACTTACAGAATTCATTATCACCTGAAATACCAATCACGTTTGCATGGTCAACTAATATGTCCATACCAGCAATCTCAGTTGGACAGATAAAAGTAAAGTCTTTTGGATAAAAGTAAACTACTGTCCACTCATGTTTGAGTGGCGTATAACCCTCAGCGATTTGAACTTCAACGAAGTCATTGTTAGCGTCAATTCCATTTAATTTTACAGGCGGGAATTGGTCACCTACAGTTAGCATTCCTAACATTACTTACTCCTAAATTTACACTCCGACATAATCTCGGTCAAACATGCAACTAAATTAATTTCAGAATCAGCTGCAAATGCAGTCTTGTACTGATAGTCTGCTATGATTAAAACACATGCAGGTATTGAGGCAGGTTCGAGTTTATGTTCGAGTGCGTTAAAAATCTTTCTATACATTACAGATAAATCATTGTCAGAATTTTCACCGACCCACTTACGCATTTCAGTCCACTTCTTTTCTTTGAGTGTATTTATCAATGGCGTAATCTTCTCTTCTGCAAGAGTAGAAAGTAATCCAGTATCGATTTCACCACCGATACCATATCTTTGAACCTCATTTAGACAACGTCTAAAGTCGGGAAAGAATTTCATGATAAGTTCAGCAAGTACGTCCTTGTTGAACTTGATTTCTTCTAGCGTACATATCTCCATGAGTCTTGCTAAGAACACACTTGCAAGTCTAGGTTTTTCACTACTAGGAATCTTGAAGTCAATCACAGTACATCTTGAATGCAAAGGATTGATAATTCTGTTCTTGAAATTACAAGTCATAATGAACCTGCAATTAGAACTGAACTCTTCAATGAATCCACGCAGAGCAGGTTGCACAGATTCGGCACTAATGTAGTCTGCTTCGTCTAGAATAACTACTTTAGGGCCGCCAGACAAACTGGTGGTGGACGCAAAGTTTTTGATTTTGGTTCTCAAGGTATCAATCAATCTACCTTCATCAGAACCGTTGACAACTATAAAGTCTGCACCTAGTTCATTACAAAGTGCCTTCGCTACAGTTGTTTTACCACAACCTGCAGTACCATTCAACATAAGATTAGGTATCTCACCCGTTTCTACTATGTCTTTGAATGTGGCATACAGGTCACTTGGAAGTATACAGTCGTCAATCTTTTGAGGACGATACTTCTCTACAAATAAAAATTCATTGTTCATAATTTAGTCTCGTTAAAAGGTTGTAAAATCCCCACCGATTTTACGGCGTGACCCACCCTAGTTGTGTGATGAGAAGGGGTCACTCCCGAAAGTATTACAGAGACTGGCATAACACTAACACATTATTATATATGCCTTTAGGCACTATATTTTGAATCAGGTTCCAGTGCAATAAAATACTCTAGGTCAATATCCTTATTCTTGAAATGGGATATACCTTTACTTGATACAGATACTGTATAGTTACCTGCAAGAACTTTTAGGTTCTCAATCTTAAAGTTCATAGAGAACGAAGCACCATTTCCAGTGCCCACGATTCTACTGAACGTGTTTGTAGTCGTGTTCTTTTTATCCTTGACGGTCAATGATATATTTGTACCGTCTGATTCAAGAACCAAATCACTAACACCCAAAACACTTGACGCTTTGTTCAAGTCACTCAATAGTGTGCTACTGATATCGAATACAATTTCTGCCTCTGGCATTGTAATCATTTTCTCAGGTGAAGTTACCATTCCTTCGGAAGCATAGAAATATGACATTGACGAATTGTTATCCGTAATAGTCATAGCTGCATCGTTGAATTGAAAGTCGGGGTCTTCAAATAAAGACGTTGCACCCAAAAATTCAGGCAGGTTATACACAGAAAATCCTTGAGGGAACGATTCATTTACCGTTGCCACTGCAAGAATATTTTTCATATTAGAGATAGTCTCCAATTTGTTTCCAGCACCTACTTTGATGCCAGAGTTTATAGTTGAGAAGTTCTTTAGAACTTCCTTAGTTTCATTACTTATCTTCATCACTTTTTAGTCTCCTATCATGATTGTTTAGAGCAAGGAATCCATAGTGGATTACTTTCAAAAGGTCTGCTCTGTTATACCCATCTTTTTTTCCGTATCGTTGTGCATATTTCATAATGTTCCCGATACAAAATCCCTCACCATGACCACTGTCCATAATAAATTCAGTCGCCTGAAATTGATTATGACTATAGTGTTGGTCATAAGTCTTGTCTATATACGAAGAGAACTCCTTTAAGAGTTCTCTCTCGTTGTATTTGTAATTAATACTCATACCATTATTATATGTCTAGAAGTCAACTTCGTCTAGAGGGTTTTCAGAATTTTCTTCTGAACCCTCTTCAACAACCTCTTCAAAAGGATTAACACCAGCGTCAATCTTAGTGTAGAGGTCAAGGATAGACATTCTAGTCTCTTCATCGAACCTAGATATGCACATCTCAATAGACTTGAGTTTGTCACCAAACATTCTGAAAGCATTCACAATGTGAACCAACCTTCTAGTAGTCACAACATCATCAATCGCACCTTCATAGAAAGTTTTTCTGATAACGTCCGCCCAGTCAACCAACTTCTCACAGAAGTCCATATCAACATCACCACTTAGAGCCATTTCCTTAGAAAGGATTTTTCTCTCAGTCACTACAGGTGGATATTCCTGTTGCATTGTGACCGCAAATCTTTCAAGCATTGCTTCGTTCATGATTTGAGTCCCTACAAACTTACCGTCATCAGAACCTTGTCCTTTGGTATTTGCAGTAGCAAGAATAGTGAAACCTTTAGCAGGAGTAACCCACTCACCAGTTTTCTTGATTAGGTATCCTTTACCCTCAAGAACTGATTGAAGACACATCAACTTGTTTGAACCCAAGTCAACTTCGTCAAGAAGAAGGACAGCGCCTTTTCTCATTGCCTTGATAACAGGGCCTTCTCTGTAGACAATGTTACCATTGACAAGAGTGTGACCACCCATTAAATCATCTTCGTCAGTCTCAATCGTAATGTTGACCCTGTAAAGTTCCTTCTTCAATTGAGCACAAACTTGTTCAACCATTAAGGTTTTACCGTTACCACTCAATCCAGTAACAAATACTGGAAAGAAAATATCAGACTTGATTATGTTCTTAACGTCAGAAAAGTGACCAAAAGGAACATAGTTAGACATTTTCTCAGGAATGATTTTTACATTATCATTCAAGAGGTTGATATCTGCCATTTCAGTCTTCATTGCGACTGGTGACTGCTGGGGTTTTGCAACCGCAGGAATCGGGGCAGATTTAACTGGTGCGATAGGAACCACTGTCTCAGGTTCATAACCACCATTGTAACCACTCACAACTGCTTCAAGATTGAAGATAGTCCCGTTGTCGGTGGACGTTTTGAACGGATACCTTTTGGTATTGTTCAACCAGTAAGGTACGTGTCCTAGTGTCTCAATCTCTTCCTTCGTAAAGGAAGTCTGATTAGGATACTTACCTATTAGACCTTCTAGGAACTCTTTCCTGTCAGGCGTGTAATGAAACGATTTACCGTCAACGGAAATCGACTCATTTTTATCATAAGATGCGCTCATATAGTCTCCTTAGTTATTAATTTATTTCTCATCATGTGTATAGGCTAACAAAAAATGCATGTCACTGTCAACAGCTATTTGCATGGTTGAAGTAATTTTCCCATTTTTTTGACCTGTTTTTCGTTCAAATCACCACCATTATTGACCCATATCCTGAATGCGAAGCACTCTACACCCTCTTCAGCACATTTGGATACCCTATCGCAGTCATTCGCTACGCAGGGCGGGTCTCCTACGTCCATAACAGCGTCTGCGAAAGCAGAATGATTCATACCGTCAATGTTGATATAGTAAATTGGGTCTACCCTCAATGGGTCTCTAGTCTTAAGCATATTTCTCACTCCATAGTTTTACGAGGAAACTTGAGTTAGTTCCCCACGAATAATATTCACTCACGTCAGCAAAAGGTTTCTCACCCCATGCTTTCCTTTCCATACAGTTCTCAACGAACATGTGTTTTACAAATTCTTCAAAAGTCATTATGCAATCTCCTTTATAAATTCATTAGTTAAAAATCTTGAACCAACTTTGCCACTTCTGTTTTTCTTGAAGTTAGATAGCAGTGTTGATTTCTTAGCACCTATCAAGTCATCTGACAATTCGTCATTGATAGTTTTCAAGTTCGAGGAACAGCAAACAAAAAGTTTTCCGTAACCATGAGTCTTGAATACCAAACCTTCTTTTCTGATTTGACCCCAAGTTTTTCTGTAACCGTCATCGTATCCGAACTTGTTTTCGATTTCTTTTTTCAAGTCATTACATGCATTGTGAAGACCGTAGAAATCTTGTTTTCTGTCAAGAGCAAAGTATCCAGTAACCGTGACACCAGTTTCTTCATGCAACCAGTGAAGCAGGTTAGCAGTTTTGTCCCAGTCATTTCTTTCGTATCTACTATAGTTAGAATTTTTTCTAGGAACATTGTATTCATAAGTTTTTCTTGAATAAGGGTCAACAATGTAAGTGTGTTTTTCTATATCCCAAGTGTCTTCGCCTTCTTTCAATTGGTCTTTCAAACCTTCCATACCGTAACCACTTCTTAGGTGGTCACTCTCATGAGAAAACCCGTCAGTAATTACTGTAAGAATTAGTTTCTCTAATTGATTGTCATTTCTAAACTCAGGAAGAATTTTTCTCATTGCAAGAAGTGAATTGTTAAGTGGTGTTCCACCAAGTCTGACTTTGTATGGGGCGTCCAAACCATTTACATAACCCCAAAATGATTTACCTTCAAACAACTTACCAAACCATTCTTGAAGAATCTCTTCTGACTTGTTCCAGTTTCTAGTCTCAGCAGTAATGTACTGGTTGTAGATAATTCCAAACACTGTTTGCATTTCTTTTTGAGTCATTTTACTTTTACCATTAGAAAACAGTTCAAGTAAAGCACTATCTCTTCTTCCGTATTCTTTTTCAGCAGTTTTCCATTGGTCAGAGAAAGCATACACTTTGTAAGGAATGTTTACCTTTTTACAGAACTCAGCAAGAATGAAAGATTGTTCCAGTAAGTTTTTGACGGAAGAATGAATAGAACCACTCCAATCAAGAAGAACTACGACACCATGGTTTTTACCGTCAGGAAGGTAAGTAACCCTCTTGAAGATATCGTCCATAACTTGATACTTAGCAACAGCATTCATATCAAGTTTTCCAGTCTTACCTTGAAACGCTTTAACGCTTCTCATTGCATTCTGTTTCATCTCAAATTCTTTCGCCATGTGAGAGATTAGAGATTTGTTTTTGTCTACGATTTTCTTGTAAGAGAAGTTAGCAGCTTCAATAGTGAAACCTATGTCTGCATGTTCTTCTTCATACCAAGATTTGAATTCTTTGACAATTTCCTCAGAAGACACAACCATGTGTTCTGCTTCGCCATCTTTCCCGAACATTTTAGAGTCTCCGAGATTGATAGTTTGTCTAACAATCGGAGCGTCTTCTAGAAACTCACCTTCATTGTTGTGTGCATTGTATTCAGTGATTGATTCCCTTGCACCGTCTTCATCATCAGAATGAGAACCTTCGGGAATGTTTGCAGATGTACCACCTTGTTTAGCAGAGATATCACCTTGTCCACCTTCTTCTTCTTCTGACTCTTCATCACTCTCTTCACCTTCACCTTCTTCTGTTTCAGGAGCGTCAGGAAGAGAGTCACCCTCTTCACTTGAAGAACCCTGTGACTCATCGTCACCCTCTTCATCTTCTTCATTGTCTCCAAATCCACCTGATTCACCCTCTTCACCTTCTTCTTCATCTTCATCATCGAAGTCAAAGTCATCTTGTGGAAGAGTAGAGACCGCTTGGTCTTCTTGAGTTCTTTGTTCGTTTTCTTTAGACCAATCATAGATTGCCTGAGCACAGACAACAACGTCTTCCCAAGTTACACATGCTTCTGCCATTTCAACAAACTTGAATTCTTCTGGCGTAAACTCACAACCTGCAGTAGAACCCACTTTAGTAAGTAGGTTGATTCTATCAATTAGTGAAAGTTTGTTTACGTCTTTACCCTTGATTCCAAAGAAGTCTCTTTGAATCAACTCTTTGTATGCTTTGAAGAACTGAGGTCTCAAGCCAGGGTATTTGTTCTTGATTGCTTTCTCAATCCTAACGTCCTCAATAACGTTAAGATATCCTTTTAATGTTCTGTTTTTTTCTAGTGCACTGTGAAGACCTTCATAAGGTGTGTTCAATGCATGTCCAACTTCATGACCCATAAACAAGTCATATAAAGCAGGACTGATATCATTCTTAAATATAGGACATGCAAGAACCCTATTCTTTACATCAAAATATGCAGTAGGTATCCTTTTATGGACTACGGTCAGATTTTCACCCGCCATTAGTCTCGCAAGGTTGTCTTTTTGTGTGGTTAGTTTCTCATTCATACGGCTAGCTTACTAAAAAAGTGCTGTCACTGTCAACAGCTCATTTACTCCATTTCTTCCGCACATTTCAAAGCGTATGCGGCCGCCTCTTCTTCTGACATTCCTTTCTCTATACCTTCTTCAAAGTATTTTTCAAGGAACATCTCCCTGTATCCACAGCTCATTTTGAACTCCTTTTTCTCATTACAGGTATAGGCTACCAAAAAAGGCATGTCATTGTCAACAGCTCATTTTCCCTTTAGAATCAAGGGTTTGGGAATTCGGGTCTTATATCTCTAAAATCTGTGGTGAACCACATAGGTAGGGTGTACCTGTCTCCACGGTACACTTTGGTGACGGAATGTTCAAATTTCATTCCTTGGAATACGACCATTTCTCTTGCGTGGGGCTCGTATTCTAACCCCATAGGTATCGATTCACATGGTGTGAATCTTAGTTTACCCCCTTTATAATCGTCTTCTGAATCATTAAGGTACAATACAGCCGCCCATTCTGATTTGGGAATAACCTGTTCTCCTGTTTCTTGAGAATCGTATACGTCTGTATGAGGTGTAATCTCAGAACCGATTGGTTGACACATAATCTCTGCTTGTTCAGGAAAGACTTTAGACCCATATTGTCCTACTTCACTTATTACCATGTACTCAAGTCTTCTTACGATTTCACGAATCCATTGAGTTTTGATATTTTCTATTTGTATTTTTCTGCCGTCATACTGAGAATTGTTATCTTCTGAACATAAGTGTTTATGTGTTTTATGAAAATGGATTAATTCTTTTGCTTCTTCTGATGTTATTACTTCGGGAATTGTTATGAAATTAAAATCAATCATAATCTCAATGTTTCTTCATTCTGTGTTAAATCAGTAATTGCGTGAAAAGGCATACACCTATCTTGATTATCGGAAAACCAAAATGAAAGAGTATGTCGTTGGTTTCTTCGTATCTTGTTTACACCATGTTCTATGTAAATGCCTTGAAACAATAATCCTGCACCTGTTTCAGGAACAAAAGTTTCTCCGTTAGGTACATAAGTTTCACCACCTGAGAAATTATCATTTAAATATAAAATACAAGTCCACTCTCTTTGTTTTTCGTTGGGGTCAAAGTTTGGTAAGTGTTCTGACTGCGTAGAGTAAGTATCTAAATGTGGGTCTTGATATCCACCAATAACCCATTCATTGATTCCAATCATTTCGGGATAAACAATTTTACCTTGGGTTTTATAAACTTGAGCAACTAATCGTATCCAAACTCTATCTATTAGAGTTCGTACCCATTGTGTTTGGACATGACAAAATCTTATACCCTTGTAACCAGCACCGTTTCCTACGGTTCTTAAGTTATGATGCGTTTTGTGAAAGTGTATTATCTGTTGGCACTCGTTCGGAGTCAACAGATTTTTCAGCATTTGCGGTTCGTAGGGCTTCTGCGATTGCTCTGCGTTGTTCATATTCTAATCTCTTTGCTCTTTCTTTTGGTCTTGATTTTAGAGCACGTTCTATTTTTAATTGTGATGCACGTTGTAAAAATATAATACCATTTAAGTGGTCTATTTCATGTTGCACACACCTTGCACCCAATCCTTCTAACTTTATTGAACGTTTTTCACCGTCAACTGTTTGGTAGTCCATTACAACTACTTTTGGTCGCTTGAGCATAATATATATGTCGGGAAAAGAAAGACAACCTTCCTTCATCATTTCTGTTTCTTGAGATATCTGAACTAACTCAGGATTGAAAAATGCAACGATTCCTTCGTCCTGTGTTTGCATAACAAAAACACTCAGGTCTACACCGACTTGATTAGCACTTAAACCAAGTCCACCATATTTTCCCATGGTTTCTACGAGACCTGCTTGTAATTCTTTTGGGTCTGTTTGCGGATTATCGAAATCAAACTTTTCAGTAGGATTACGTAAGACCTTTGCGGCCTCTTCAACTAGTTCATACATATTATTTTATTCCACTACTGGTTACATATAAAGATTTACCTGACCAACCCCCTGCTTGTCTAGTTCTTAAAACAACTGGCATGGTTGCGTCAATCTTTAAAGGTTTATAATGCCAAGACAACTTAAACGTTTGTTGTTTACCGTCATACGAAGATTTTATTTTACTAAAATCACTAGCATTATCTGACATTAACATTTGTCTAAAACTGTCGTCTCCACTAACGTCTTTAATTGTTGAACCCTTCTCACTACCTATCAATAGTTTATATGGACATGGTGTTGAATTAGGGTCGTCATATGTATAGTAACCTATAGTATTCAAAAAGTATAGTAGGTTTCTTGGTGAAGAAACATATTTTGAAAAGTCGTCTAGTAAAGCATTCCTAAAAGGCCAATAGAAATCTTTTGAATAGAAATCTAATTTATCTTTTTGGAATTCTTTTGCTATTGTAGCGAATGCTCTTTGTGAAGAGGACTCACTATACTTTTCTTTCTTGATATTAAATGAGTTGATTGCTTTGTGAGCATTCTTATATTTGGGGTCTATCATGGAAGTCGCTTTGACCCATGCGTTATCAATCATAGATTTAATTCTACCAAGTTGTCCCTTATCTCCTACTTTAGAATAGAATGCAACTAAGTTTGTATTGATTTTAGGTGTAGCGTCTGCACCACCTGATATCTTGTTAGAGTATCCTTGATATCCGTCTGCAGTTTGAACGATAACGTCCGAAGGATTCTTACCACCTATCCCTGCAGGTTTACCTCTTGGAACCCAATATACATTTTTGATTGACCTTCCTTTTAAATCTTTTGCAACTGCTTTTGCATTGTTCATTCCGATTAGAATATCTCTCAATGAAGTTTCGTCTTTATCTAATAACATAACTATGTCTTCATAGGTGACTTCTTTTCCTGAACCTGCAAGAACTCCTGTTCCGCCACTTTGTCCTGCAACCCATTTCTCAAAGTCAAATTGATTTTGAATTTGGTCGGGGTGTATTAAGAAGTGTACGGTTAGTAATTCATTCACGTTGGAAGAAGCAGTTGAATCCTTTCTACTCTTACTTCCAAAGTGTGCTTTGACTTTTGCTTTAGTTGATTGAATGTAATACGGAGTATCAGAACCGTCTAGTTCTACTTGAAAATAGTATTTACCATTACCTAATTTTTTGAGAAGTTCACCTGTAGGATTCTCTACTGATTTATAAAGTATCTTTCCTGCACCTACTGTTGCTTTGACATCTTTATCGTCTATGTCTAGAACATAATAAGGATTGAATCCGTTTCTGTTTTTGTAGTGTGGTGACACAGTTAACTCACGAATCACATGCTTAGGATTCGTTACGGTAATTTTGTCTGTGAATTGTGAGAAAGACTTCATAATACTATTTATATTTTCACTTAAGTGGTTTCGATAATTCTTCCCAACTTGTTTCATAATCACTGTCACCTTCTGCGTATCCCATAACACCTAACTTTTCGTATTCAGGTATAAGTTCTTCACGCAGTAGTCCAATCTTTTTAAGGTTTGGCATGATTCTAGTAAATAGTATGTCTTGGAATTGTGAGGTAAAGATATTATGTTTTTCGTAGTCTAATGTATAATCAACGTCAAATCCATACTTTTCCCATACAGCAGTTGGTTTAAGTCTATTTCTACTTACAGTACATGCTTCCAAGGCAAAGTTTGCCCTGTCTATTTGTTCTTCTTCTGAAAGTGTTTGGACAAAATCAGTTAGATAGTTGATACCAAAAGTTACATGTCTTGCTTCGTCCCTAATGATAAGTCCTATCATTTCTTTGTATACAGGGTCGGTACTTGTTTCTCGACTTGCTTGAAAAGCGGCTAATGCTAAACCTTCAATGACAACTTGCATACCTATAAATTTTAAATCCCAACGTGGGTCAGTTAAAATTTTATCAAGTAATCCTTTTAGACTTCTGCCAATTGGCCATGAACGTTTGAGTCTTGTCTGTAGATATTTGTTAAAAGCTTCGACATGTCGTGCTTCGTCAAATGTCTGAGAAGCTGCATAGAGTTTTGCATTGAATGTGGGTGCACAACTGGCTAATTGTGACGCAACTAATAATGCACCTTGTTCTCCATGAAGGAATTGACTTACTGACCATGAATTTAAATCTTGGTGAAATTCTTCCTTTTCTTCTTGGGTTAATGTTTTGTATTGTTCGTGATTCTTCCATTGATTGTCTTGGAATTCAAAGAACTCAGATGTCATTGGTTTGAATGGCGGTGACCAATCAACGTCAACTTCTACATTCCAATTTAACTTCTTACCTAGTTCGTATAGTTTTTTGATACGATTATCTTGGACTGTGTAGTCCCAATTGTAAGAACCTGTTAAAGGTGTTTGGAATATCTCTACAACGTCTGTAGGGTTTAGTTCTTCTTTCGCTGGAAAGTCTCGTACTTCTTTGGGTGTTTCTGTTTTTAATATTTGCATCGTTTATTTATCACTCCATAACCCTTGAAAAGTTCTTATATTTCTCAAAACGTAGTACGTCATTGAACTTATCATACAATGCGTCCCCTTTATGAGATATGATAAATGCGTTTGTTCTTTCAGGCATACCATTCAATAGTTTTAAGAAGTCGTCTGTACCAGCACTATCTAAACTACTATCAAATACTTCGTCAAGAATAAGTAAATTAGTGTTAACACTATTTTTCATTCTTGCAATACTTCTCCAAGTGAATAGTAATGATAAGTCAATTCTCATCTTTTCACCCTGAGAGAAATTATCGTATTTGAATACGTCTCTGAATCTAGATTTGATTGTTTCTTCAAAAGATTCGTCAATCTCAAAACCAACATAGAACTCTAGTTGTGCTAGATATTTGTTGATTAGTTTGTTCATAATAGGAACATACTGTTTGATAATCTTTTGTTTTACACCTTGGTCTCTAAGAAGTGTTGAAGCGATATCATAGTAGTGAGAAGTTTCTGTTTGTGTTTCTTTCTTCTGTAAAAGAACTTCGAGTTTATCTTCTGAATCTACAATTTTATCTTCTGCATCTGAACCTGCAGTTGCTTCACCTTTTAGGTCTTCGATTTCTTTTTGCAGTTTAGTAATATACTTTTGATTGGATACTACTTCTGTTTGTAAGAGACTTATTTTTTTCTGTATCTCTTCTATCTTAGATTGAATTTCTCTTATTTCTTCAAGTCTTCTTGAACACTCTCCGATTTGTTTTTCAATTTCTTCGATAGCAGTTGACAACTCCGTCTTCTTAGTCTCCTTCTGTTCAATGTGTTCTTTCTTGTGCGTTTCATCTAAGGACTGCTCGCAGGTGGGACATTCGTCATTGTCTTCGTAGAATTTGATTTCTCTAATTGTTTTCTTACGAGCCGTTTCGAGTTGTCGTTCCAAGTCCATAAGTTCTGTGAGTTTATTTTCTTTAGTATCTTTATCCTCGATAAGTCGTGCTTGCGCCACCACATCTTGCGTCTTTTCATCTATGTTCTCCATGAGTTGATTAATGTTATCTTGGGTTTCCCCTACTGTGGATTCATACTTTAAGATTTTACTCTCTCGGTTTTCACGTAGTACATTAAGTTGCTCATTCAATCCATGAATCCTCTCTTCCATAATATTGATTTCATGACTAGTCTCAGTGATTTCATTTTGATGTGTTGATATCCTTTTCCTTAGTATGTCTTGCATAGTAGAGAATATAGAGATATCCAATAGGTCTTCCACTAAGTTTCTTCTGTCCTTTGCTTTCAACTGCATGAACGGAGTAAAGTTAGCAGAACCTAATATTGCGACCTGTGTAAATGAGCGGAAACTCATTTTCAGAATTTGTTTTTCTAAGTGTTCTTGGTAGTCTCTTACGTTTGCGTCTTGATTAAGCATTACGTCATCAAGATATAATTCAAACTTGTTTGGTTTTGCACCACGGATTACCTTGTATTGTTTTGTACCAATAGAGAATTCAATCTCTACTTCTAGACCTTTCTCGTTGATACTATTGATAAGTAAATCTTTCTTTAGATTACGAAACCCACGTCCATACAATCCAAAACATAAAGCGTCAAGAAGTGTAGACTTACCACTGCCGTTCTCACCTAATATAAGAGTCGTTTGGTGTTTGTCTAATCGTATTTCGGTAAACTTGTTACCACTTGATAATAGATTTTTGTATCTTACTTTTTTAAAATTTATCATAAAAAGTTATGTTCTTCCAATGCTTCATGGTACAGTGACTTCATTATTTTGTCTAGTTCTTTTTTCTTACCTTGTATCTCTAGACCTTCAACGTACTTTGATAAGATAGTCAATGTGTCTTCAACATTTTCTATTTCTTCATCATCAAAGAAGTCCATGTGTTTGTTATCGTCTACAACTGATACGTGTAACGGATTGACACCATGAAGTTTGTCTAGGAATGTATCAAACCAATATGGGTTCTCCTTTTCTATTACGATTACCTTTACAAACTTTCCTCTGTACTTTTCATAATCGTCATTAGCAATCGATTCAAAAGATTCTTCGGTATCATTATAGAATGCCTTTTCAAACATTGTTAGTGGATTATGCACAGGTAACATTTCTCTTGTATCAGTATCAAAGATATGGAAATATTTTTCGTCTCCAAAATCTGACCAAGTGAATTGCATTTGTGAACCTACGTAGCGTATATTCTCTACGTCTGTTTTGTGGTGGAAGTGACCACTGTAAACTTTTTCAAATCTCTTCAAGTAACTTGGGTTTAATCCGTGTGAACATACCATTGCAGGATTCATCATGGCACCTTCTATTTCAAAGTGTCCCATACAGATTGGTGCTGGTGCGGATTGAAAGAACTCTATATTGTCTGCATAGTTTTCATTATTAATCCATGGAACAAGTGCAACATCTAAACCGTCATATTCTTTAACTACAGGTTCTTCATGTACAGTGATATTAGGTTGACCGTATAGTAATAAGGCAGGTGAGTTTACTTCGTTAGTGTTCTTATAATAGGTATCATGGTTACCTATTATCAAGTCCATTGTAATACCTCTTTCTATCATAGGTTTTACAAAGTGCTCAATGTTTCTTTGCATGGACGCAAAGTTTATGAATTTTCGTCTATCAAAATAATCACCCATATGAATGATATGTTTGATATCGTGTTGGTCTAGATATGGAAAGAATATCTCTTTATAGAAACGTCCCTGATAATCAGACATTTCAACCATATCGTTCCTGACACCGCAATGTGTGTCATTCAAAATAGCTATTTTCATTAAGTGTTGTTTTTGCTCAAGTCTTGGTCAAGATTTGCTTTTGCTTTACCTGACTTCTTTTTACTTTTACGTGGTTCATATTCCACGTGGTTCATGTGTTCCTGCATCCATTCTACGTTTGTATTTACAAATGTAGGGTCATGAGAACCGTCAATAGTAGTATAAGCGTCCATTGTAATACCCGCTTCTTCTATCTGTTTTTGCTTGATAAAGACTTGTTTCTTTTCTTTTTGAATACGTCTTAGGAATGCATAGTAACAAATTTGTGTAACGTATGCGAATGCATTGTTAGATTTTTCAACGTTGAAGTTGTTTATATACTGTAGACAGTTTTCTATAGCGTCACAAATCATTTCATCTCTATAGGTATAGTTAATGAAATTTGGACGTGTGGACAAACGGGTTGCAATCTTGTAAATACACTCACCAATATATTCTGTCATACGTGGTGGTTGTTTACCTTTTTCTTCTGCAAGTTTAACGGACGCATTGTACTCCGCAACGGCAGCTGTAAACTCTTTGTTATTTACGTAATGTTCCGCTTGTTTCTTATCAGTGGTTTTTTTAGTCATGTATCTATTATATGTTAATACTTACTAATATGTAAGAGGGTTTTTAGTATTTATCCAACTGAAAGTTGTATCAGATAAAAGGATAACAACATCATACCCATTGCAGAAAACTGTATCACTGACGCAATTGCAACAAACAATAAAGCTCTATCCGCCCACCATTTACCTTCCGTCTCTTGCCATTTAGCAATCTGTTCAGGTGTAGCGTCTCTAGGTTGGAATTGGAACTTTAACTGTTCAGGAATTATATCGGAATCGGAGTCCTCTACTTCTATTGGTCTTTTCCAAGAATCTAAGATTTTTCGTTTACTCATAATAATTTAATGTAAAAAGTATCTAGACAGAATCATTTCTATCTGATATCCTAACTATGTCGCCCCGACAAGCTAGCTTATATAATGATTACAATCTATACTGTAGTATCGTAAGATACATTATTATAAAAGGTATCGCTATTGGAAGAGTCATTAGTGTGACCATTTGCACTGCATCGCAGAATCGGCAATAAATGCCATTTTCTCTTAGTCCGTCAACCTTTCGCACCATGCTCTTCATTGCGTATGCAATTGTGGTCATGGTTTCTCCATATAAACAGGGTTAATGAAACAATATAACTGAATGTTATATCAATCCGTTTTATTTATAACTGTAAAATTCCTAAGACATAATTCTCAGCAGCTGACTCTGCATATGATTCAGAATGATTCTTATACACGATATCCTTCTTCCACATATGGTCTTCGTAATACCTGCAACCATACCCTTGGTCAGTTACATATACCTCTGCCTTTTTC